TCGAAGAACCAGTAACCCCCGTCTACATGCTCAGTCCAGAATGGTTTCTTTCTGAGAGCGCGGAGCGCGCTAACCATTTCGGATCGGGCTGCGACTATGGCCTTGTCAATGAGTTTGTTATTGATCGTGCGGATGCCGAGCCACCCGAAGGTTATCATACGAATGTGATGATGACGTTCTCTCTCGAACTTCGAGAGTAGTCGCTTTTGGTATGCTTTGCCACGCTGCCAGCGTTTGAGTTCCCTGGCACAGGGTAGGCAGCGATTGGGTATGCATCGATGAATAATCATCGCTTCCTTGTTTCCTTGACATTGGACCTCGAGCTCGAGGTCACCGTTGGTCTCATTGACCAGGAAGCAACGGTGGTAAGTCCAGCACTCTGGACAGGTGAATGCGGGAGCATTCTCATTATCTTGTATATTGGCCCTCATGTGGCCGTCCGGGTTCCACCCGGTTTCACACGGCTGAGGGCCAACCAAACAGGGTTCGTATTCGAGCGAAGATTCGTGGCGCTCGATTTTGAACGGGCCTTGTTTGGTCTCCATCGGGCACTGCACTATGGGTATGGTTCTTAGCCACCTCAGGTGGATTTATGGACCATTCACCTGTCTTGGCGTTTGTGCCATATCCCTGTAGAGTCTGTAACAGGGTTGTGATCCAAGACAGCAGGTTGCGCCGTTGCGCAACATGTTTGAGACTTGGAAAAGGTCTCTGAAAGTTTAAGGTCGTCAGAATGACACCACTCGCTTCATGAAGACAGCAACTCTTGATTTGCGCTTCGCTGTAGCGGATTCCGCAGGTCAATACATTGACCTCGGCCAGTGTCTTTCACTGGTGAACCGAAGGTTGTATCGACAGGGTTACGTTTACCGTGTCGAGAGTTTCTCCTGGTCGCCTGCTGCAAACGCAAGTTTGCTATCGGTGGCCAGTTTACCCACTACGTGGGTGACTTACAATGCCTGGGTGAAGGCCAAGGCGTTGTGGAGTAAGATGAACCGGATATCTGGAATTCAGTATCCGAAATACCATGATTTCAAGGTGTTCATGGATATAGCGCATTATGAGAATATGGCTGCTACGTATGCTTCGATTAATCTCATACCTCGAGACTTCGGGGGCGCGCTATACGCAGTGAATAATGCCGAGTGGCAGTATTCGCAGTTTGTCACTCCTCAGGCTGGAGGGAGTGCTGCTGCTGCAGAGAACTGTTGTCATATGTTGGGTGCTGATACTGGGACCAACAATGCTGCTTTGACTACTGATGGATCACATGCTGTGATCCAAGGTTATGCCGACACCAGGGTGACGGTCGGGTTGGACGAACCCGATCTGCCGGGAGATGCATCGACCAGTTGGCAGACAGAACTCTTTGATGCCGGAGAGGTGGAGGTTGATGTTATCAACCACCTCGAGGGGCACAACGACCAACCGCCGTATGCTCACGGGACGGACATACAAGGTGGTGATGATCCGATATACCCTGGAGGTTCTGGATCATGCATTAATGGTCAATGGTGTGTTAACATCGTGACCACCCAGGGCGAGACTAGTTACGCTCCTGGTTGTGACCTTCCTCTTGGTTTGATGGAGGTCGGTTCTTCCGCAGCAGGTATACTCGAGGTTAGAGTTGCACCTGGTAGATACAATGGTGCTGCTGCTGTTCCCATGGCGAGTGTGTCGACATGAGTCAGATACCGGAAGAGGTTGTTCCCTTGGCTAAGGGTGCGCAAGTCCTTCAGTTGGTGAAGGACAACCAGTTGATCACTGCTGTGATCGTTTTCATTCTGTGGCAGGCTGGAGCCGTTACAGATGCTTTGTCGATGGCGGGGTGTTCCTGATGGCCCGCAAGACATGGAAGAAAGGGAAGATCTTCACGAAGGGAAGAAAGCGAGTTCGCTGGATCTACCCGAATGGTAAGAAGAAGGGTCGCAAGTTAGTTTCCGCTAAGAGGTGATGCGTTGCCTCACCGTATGCACCTGGGCGGTCAAATTGCTCTTGTGGCAAATTATGTTCTTATTGCCGGTTTGGCGATCTATCCTCAGACGCGTCCCGCGTCGGCTGTAGTCGCTTTCATTCCTGACGCTGTTGTATACAGTGCTGGTATGGCTCTTGCTCGAGATTGGGGTCACCCTGGTGGGAGTACCCTTGATGCGCAGGCCGACCAGGCCCGCAAGAACCTCGAGCGCAAGTATTGCAGTCCCAAGGATTCTCCTTGGTGGTGTGTTTAACGGTCCACGGCTTGGTGCACCGTGGGGTCACTGCCTCCCGCACCATCTCCCTCTGTTGTTCGGCGGAGACCGCCGAAGGCGGGCGGTGTGAAACACCGCCGTCGGTTTTGAAACACTAATGTGATTATTTCTATAGGTCACGTATAAAGGGGTTCGATTTTATCGAAAAAACGGCTATGAAAATGCCGGTTTCCCTGGTGTGTTTATGGTTATTAACGTAGGACAATCCCGAAGGGACCACGGTTTTTACCGTCGAATTGGTTGTCCTTCTTGACGTAGTTTACGCAGTAGTTGACGGCATCCGCAGGTTTCGATTTCTTGATCGTGCCGTCTTTGTTCCTGGAGTGGTTGATGAACGAGTTGCCAAGTTTGGCAGTCGGTCCTGCGCTGTTCTTCCAGCGGAGTTCCTCCAGGTAGTTGTTCATCTGTCGATAGGGAAACATCTTCGGACAGAGAACAATCAGGTGCATGTGGGGATTGATGTGCGTTTGCTCATTGTCAATTGGTTCTGTTGGGCACTCGAAGAACCAGTAACCCCCGTCTACATGCTCAGTCCAGAATGGTTTCTTTCTGAGAGCGCGGAGCGCGCTAACCATTTCGGATCGGGCTG